GATCTAGGTGTTTCAGGAGACAAATACGTCCTTAAATTACCTGCAGTTATTATTCCAACCGGTGACGGCAACATTGGGTTTGCGCATTGGCTACCTTATGCTCGGAATGAAGCAGTGCAGATATCGACAAAATACGTTGTATTCATTGTTGATCCTACTACACAGCTTGCAAATGAATACATAAAGATGCATTCAAATATCATTGTTCCAGAGCAAGCAAATAAGGATATTATCGTACCTTCTTGAGTTATTATATTGGTTAACTTAGGCCGGGTGTACTTTAAATATGTACACCCGGCCTTTTTTGTATTATTATACTGACATATCGTGAAATTCTATACAAACGTAAGTAGATTCGGTTCTTATATTCTTTATCGTGGATACGACAATGGTCGTCAAATCCGTGAGAAGATTAAATTTGGTCCTACACTATATCGTAAATCCAGTTCTGAAAAAACTCAATGGCATTCACTTGATGGAATTAATGTAGAACCTAAACATTTTTCTTCAATGTCAGAGGCAAAGGATTACATAGCCACATATGAAGGAGTAGAGGACTTTACAATTTATGGAAACACCAGATGGATTGCCCAGTTTATCCAAAGAGTATTTCCTGATGAAATTCATTTTGATCGTAATTTAATCAACGTTGCAGTTCTTGATATCGAAGTTAGATCCAATGATGGATTCCCTGAACCTCAACAAGCATTGCATGAAGTAACTGCAATTACTATTAAAAATAATATTGACAACATATTTCATGTTTGGGGAACAAACCCATACGATCCAGAAATTTCAGTGTTTAAAGGTAAAGTAGAGTATCGTCAATTCAAAAATGAATCTGCGATGCTCTTGGATTTTACATCTTGGTTCTCAAATGGACCAAATGTTCCAGACATTATTACTGGATGGAATACACGTGCGTTCGATATACCATATCTCTTAAATCGAATCATTCGTCTTTTTGGAGAAGAAACTGCAAAGCAACTTTCTCCATGGTCAAAGATCGAACAGAAAGAAATGGTTATAAAAGGTCGTCCATTAAAGATATGGGATATAACCGGCATTTCTCAATTAGATTATCTTGATCTATTTCAAAAATTCACAACATTGACATATGGTCAACAAGAATCATATAAGCTTGGAAACATAGCTCATGTCGTTCTGGGTACAACAAAGCTTTCATATGAAGAGTATGGAAGTCTCTCAAATCTTTATGAACAAGATTTTCAAAAGTATATTGACTATAATATTACTGACGTAGAGATCGTTGAGAAGTTAGAAGATAAACTTGGGCTAATTACACTTGTTCTAACTCTATCTTACATGGGTGGAGTAAACTATTCTGATGCTCTAGGAACAACTGCAATCTGGGATTCGATCATCTATCGGGATCTCATGAGAAAGAGTATTGTCATTCCTCCATCAAAAGAACACGTAAAAGGTGATTATCCAGGTGGTTATGTAAAAGAACCTAAGATAGGTTTACATAATTGGGTTTGTTCATTCGATTTAAATTCGCTTTATCCAAATCTCATCATTCAGTATAACATGTCTCCAGAAACAATCTGTGATGAAGTTGCTTCTGGGGTTTGTCCTGATACAATCTTGAATGGACTCCCTTGGACACCTAGTCTTGATAATGCAATTACTGCAGTCAATGGTGTACACTTTAGAACTGATAAGATTGGAGTCATTCCGAGAATCATTGGAGAGATCTATGATAAACGTGTCATTTTAAAGAATGCAAAGATTGAAGCTCAAAAGAAGAAAGCTGCACTTCCAAAAGGTGATAAAGTAGAACTTTATAAACTTGAAAGAGATATCTCTCGTTTAGATAATCAACAGATTGCTGTAAAGATTCTTTTAAACTCTTTATACGGCGCTTTAGGTAATGCTTACTTTCGATACTTTGACATGCGAGTTGCAGAAGCAGTGACTCTATCAGGACAAGTGGCAATTCGATGGGCCGAGAAAGCCGTAAACAAATATCTGAATCAAACGCTGAAAACGAATAACGTAGATTATGTAATTGCGATTGATACTGATTCACTTTATGTGAATATGGAAAAAGTGATACAGACATTTAATCCAAAGAATCCAGTCAAGTTCCTAGATGAATTTTGCGGTAAAGGCGTAACTCCTGTTTTAAATGAAGCTTATGAGAAGCTTGCAAAACAGATGGGATGCCCAAAGAATCGTATGATGATGAAGCGAGAAGCAATCGCAGACCGTGGAATATGGACCGCAAAGAAAAGATATATTCTCAATGTCCATAATAATGAAGGTGTTCAATATCAGGAACCTGAAATTAAGATCATGGGAATTGAGGCAATTAAATCATCCACTCCAGAAGTTTGTAGAGATGCAATGAGAGATCTTTTCAAGACTATCATGACAAAGGATGAAGCTGCTGTCCAAAAAGAGATTGCAGAATTCAGAGCTAGATTCGACGAACTTCCTCCAGAAGATATTGCATTTCCTAGAGGAGTATCAAACATTAGTGAATGGGCTTCTAATACCACGATCTATAGAAAAGGTGGTGGTTCTGGAACGCCGATTCATGTAAGAGGTGCTTTGTTATTCAATCATTATATAAAGCAAAACGGATTAGATAGAAAGTATGAATTGATTAAGAATGGTGAAAAGATAAAGTTCACTTATCTTAAAACACCGAATATAATTCAAGAGAATGTAATATCTTTTGTGGATGTTCTTCCAAAAGAATTAAATCTGCATAAGTACGTGGATCGGGATATCCAATTCCAAAAGACCTTCCTGGATCCGCTTTCTCAGATACTTGATGCAGTTGGTTGGAAGGCAGAAGGAAGTTCTAATCTTGAAAGTTTTTTCTCTTAAATATTTACAGTTAACCAAAAACAATATAAGATACACGTATGAGCAAGAATTGGGTAAAAGATATTTCCGATATGCATAAAAAGTTTGGTGTGAATCCAGTGATCCGTTCTCTGGATGAACAAAAACTTTATTCTTTTCTAGAATTTAGAATTAGATTCCTAGAAGAAGAATTGAATGAAATGAAGAACTCAAAGGAAGTAGACGATATTGTAGACGCATTGATCGATCTATGCGTTGTTGCAATAGGTACACTTGATGCCTTTGATGTCGATGCTTATAAAGCATGGGATGAAGTTCATAAAGCAAATATGGCAAAAGAAGTAGGAATCAAAGCTTCAAGACCAAATCCTCTAGGACTTCCTGATCTCATTAAACCAAAAGGCTGGGTCGCACCAGAACATAAAGATAACGTAGGTCTTCTAAGTAAACTGCAGAAAAAATGACCTACAGTTTTACTCTTTTTAAATCTATCTTCGATAACAAGACTAAGAAGCGAATGGACTTCAAGTCTTGGGAAAAATTCGAAGCGTTGCTTTATGAGCTATCAAAGCAACCAGGTTATAAAGCAAAGAGATGCGAAAACAAAAAGTCTTCGCCCCTCATATCGCCTGCAATTTACAAAGATGAAACTACACGGGCAAACGCAAATGTAATCGCTTGGGCTGGATGGGCAGCACTCGATGTTGATAGTTATGAAGGTAAGGTTGAGGATATTGTGGAAAAATATAAGAACAAGTACTACTTCGTATGTTATTCTACAGCATCTTCGACAAATGCTAAACCGAAATTTAGATTAGTATTTCCTTTATCGCATCATGTTCCAAACGAAAAGATTCGTCATTTCTGGTATGCTTTAAGTAAAGAATTTAATTCTATTGGAGATGAGCAAACTAAGGACTTCAGCCGAATGTACTATGTTCCTGCTCAATACCCAAATGCAGATAATTTCATTTTTACTGTAAAGGGTGAGTTCATGAATCCAGATGAACTTATGTCTAAACATGAATTTACCGAAAAGAGTGGTAACTCATTTTTGGATAGACTCCCACAAAACATACAGAAAGAAATCTTAAACATTCGTAAAGAATCCATGACTAATAAAAATGTCACTTGGAGTTCTTATCGTGATTGCCCCTTTGTCAATAAAAAACTTATAAGCGAATATAAGAGTATTGCGATGATTGATGGTAGCGGAAGATACCGTATGATTTATCGGATTATGACTAGCATAGCTTGTAATGCAGTCAAAAGAAGTTACCCTATCACTGCAGTTGAGATAGCAGAATTAATTCGTCAACTAGATATAGAAACGGCTAATATATACCAGAATCGTCCTCTCAAGAACGAAGCTGATAGAGCAATAGAATACGCGTATAAACACCTATCATAATATTATGGAACCTTTTTCAGAATCAGTAATGGCTTATTGCTCACAAAGAGGAATTATCGACGTCGGCACGGATTATCATAAAGAATTAGACCAATTTGTAAATAACATCGTTCGTGAACAGAAGTATCCAGTTGGTCATCCTTCATACCGAGACGAGAATCTTATTCGTGAGCATACTGCTCACGGTATGGGTGCGGAATGCTATTTGCTATTAAATAGTGTTTTTAAACAAGTATCTCCTGCAGTAGATAATGCCAAGAGTATCCCATTTGGTAAAAGAATGCAGGATCTTGAGTGCGAAGGAAGATTTATACAAGTCAAGAGCTGCCCTTTAAATCCACAATATGGAGATCCTAATTGGAACATCTCAGAAGCCACACTTAAGTCCTTACAGCATAGTTCCAAGTACTGTGATGTTTTAATGGTAATTGGGTATGAAAAGCTGTCTTATCTAAAGTATCTTTATACTCCTCTTTGGATGATCGATATCAAGGAACTTATGAAGAATGCTGGATACTTTAGAAAAGAGGTTTCTTCGGCTGGAAAGACCTATTACCGAGTAGATTCTTCGGCTGCAAGAAGACGAAAAATCTTAATTGACCTATGTATTTTATAGTTTACAAGTATCTTGAAATAACGTATATTATCACTTTATGAAAGAATCCATCAAAGTCCTCCAAGAATGTGCAGAACTTCAGACCAAAAAGTCTAACGACTATCAGAATCCAAACAGTCGTATCCGCCAAGCTGATTATTACCCACGCGGAATCGCTTCGATTCTTGACGTAATTCATACTAAAACATTACGAATGAGATCAGTCCTTGAAGCAATGGAAAATGATCCAAACTATAGTCCCAACTTCGAATCTTTAGAGGACTCTGCAAAAGATCTTATTAATTACGCATCGTTCATTGCCGCATATATACGTGGCGGCATCGAAGGTCAACAACCTGACCGTGACTATTTAAATCGTCCAATCCAAAAGACTAATGATAAATCTTCCAAGAGTTAAAGACATACGCCAGTACTTTATCGAAGAATTGACCGCTGGTCGATTTGTAACCGATAAGACTGGAGTAAAAACTATTGAATTTGTCGGTGCAAACTTTATTGCCGATGAAGAGGCTATCTTTGGCAAAGTCACCGAATACGTTGAACGTGAACTTCAGTGGTACGATTCTTTGTCCTTAAAAGTATCCGATATTCCAGGTGGTGCTCCAAAGATTTGGCAACAAGTCGCTTCAACAAAAGGTTTAATCAATTCTAATTATGGTTGGTGCATATATTCTGAAGCAAACCATAAGCAGTATTGGTCGGTGCTTCTTGAACTACTTGCAAACCGTAATTCTCGCCGTGCTGTCATGATCTATACCCGTCCAACTATGCATCAAGACTATTGCAAAGATGGAATGTCTGACTTCATGTGCACGAATGCAGTCCAATATCTTATTCGAGACAATAAATTACATGCAGTCGTACAAATGAGAAGTAATGATGTTGTATTTGGTTATAAGAATGACCGTTATTGGCAGTCAGTCGTCCAAGATCGTTTACTTGAGGATCTTAATAAAAAAGCAGATGAGAAATACCAAAAAGGTGATATTATCTGGAATGTAGGTTCGTTACACGTTTACGAAAGACATTTTGATCTATTAAAAGATGAACAGTAAATGGAAACAGAGGTATCTTAACCTCGCAAAAGAAGTTGCTTCTTGGTCCAAGGATCCATCACGTAAGATCGGCGCAGTCGCAATTGGTGACCGAGGACAGGTTCTTTCTCAGGGATATAATGGTTTTCCAAGACACATTCATGACTCTGAGGAACGATACAATAATCGTGAGATCAAGTACAAGTATGTCGTTCATGCTGAAATGAATGTCATATACAATGCATCGATGAACGGAGTATCGCTTCGAGATTCAACCATGTTCATTCATGGTCTTCCTGCATGTTCAGAATGCGCAAAGGGCATGATTCAAGTTGGATGCAAACATATCGTTATGCCTAGAATTGAAAAGGCTGGTAACTGGAAAGATTCATGTGAGTTAACACTTTCACTCTTAGAAGAAGCCAATATTACTTGGGAGTTCAGTGACGAATGAAAATAATTGTTATAGGAATGAACCCATCACACTCAAACGCGAAGAGTCGAGTCCGGAAAAACTCGACTCTCGATCGTTTAGGAGGATGGATGACGTCTTTAAATGTAGACACATTCTCATTCATGAATACATTTCATGTTCCTTCATATAATCCAAAACTGAGTGATGTTGATTTTAAAACATTAGAACTAGCAAGAGAATATCCAAAGGTACTAGCTCTAGGCGCCTTTGTATCAGCCGCTCTATCAAAAGCAAACATAAGTCATTTTTGCTTATCTCATCCAAGTCCTAGAAATAGAAAGTTGAATGATCCTAAATTTGAAAAAGTTATGCTTAAACAATGCTATAACTACCTTTATACATGAAAATAGAAACCACTGAGTATTATCCAGAATTTGTTCGTTACTTTCATTTGGCAAAAGACCAACAAGCCAAATGTAACCTAGGAACGATTGATTATAAAGATTCTCAAATGAATGACGATCTTCTTGAGAACGTTGAGTTATATGATGTCGTCGAACGTAAATACGCAGGGTTCTCTCAGATCGTCAATGACGTATTTTATGGTTGGACTGATAAACACCCATATTGGCATAAGATGCAAGCAGGAATCTGCACGAAGCAGCGTAGACTTGTTGCTACTAAATGGACTGGTAAGCATAATTACTTTGGATTAAAGGAATGGTTATACGTTTTTTTACTACACCGTGTAACTGGATCTGGAATTAATTATGCCACGAAACCTTCTGGATACCATAATACGATTCTATTCGAACTTTACAAATGCAATAACATAGAGGATATGGTTGATGTTGTAAAAACATATAATAAACCATTTTATACCTCAGTCGGTTACCAGTTCCCTGCATTTCCAAAGCCAAATAAAGAATTAGGATATAAGAGGGGCGGAGACTATTATCTTGCAGTATATGCTCCACTTCTTGTAGAAGAGCTATCTGACTTTTTACAAAAAGGCGGAAAGAAAGATCTCCGAGTAATTGGGGATTGGTTATTTAAATGGAATGAATCGAAAAAGCTTCGCGCTTATCGGTTTCAATATGCAGCGTTTATTGCAGATATCGCCGATTGGTATCCTGAGTTTGTGAACAGAGAAAGCCACTTTTATTATGGATCTAATGCAGTTGAATGTATATCATATCTTGCAAAACCCCTTGAAAAAGGTAAGAATGAAAAATTCTTAGATTCAGTCATGGAAAAGATCTATTCTGATACTGGATCTATTCCATATAATGCTGAAGACGTATGTTGCGACTTTATTCGTTGGGTTGAGAACTACGTAAGACCTGGTGCAGATTATAGTCACCTAGATAGAGATAAGGTATGGTCTTCTCACCGTATACATGACCACCCATACGGACGTCAGAAACCTATGTTAGAACTAGGTCTGATTAAATCATTTAACGATATAGATGTACATCCTTCAGACGATTATGTTATATCACGTGCTGGTATTACTGTTGAACAATACAAAAAATTATGTCAAAAGAACTCTATACGATAACTGACGATACGTCAAATAAGGATATTCCAATGGGAATGTCTAGGTCGGAAGCAAGAGACTATTACCTTGAGATGTGGGGCAAATTCAAGAGTAAGATTAAAAAGCCGGTTGTAGAAAAATTTAATGACAAATGGATACTACGTGCAGATCTAGCACCAGGTGGTCTCAAAGCTTTCGGTGGAGAAAGAGTCATAGCTGAAACTCCAAAAGATACATTAGTTTATTGTGCACCTAGACAAGGTCATGCTCCTGATGCAATCTCGATGCTGGGTAAGATGTATAATAAAAAGTGTGTATTCTTCTGTCCTGCTTCAAACGAGGTTTCCGATCATCAAGCATCTTTATTTGCCTACGATCATGTTGATATCAGATTCTTTAAGATTGCAGCGATGCCAGTTTTAAACCAATACGCAAAGAAATGGGCAGCCGAAAACAATGCTCAATACTTACCATTTGGATTAACTGGAAACGCAATGGTAACTGCAGGTCTAATTAATATGACCAAAATGGTAACAGATATTATCGGCCAAGAACCAACTGAGATATGGTGTGCAGTATCAACAGGAACAATGGTACGAGCTCTTCAAATTGGTTGGTCAGATGCACAAGCTTATGGAATTGCGGTTGCACGAAATATTCATAAAGGTGAGATAGGTGACGCAAAAGTAAAATCTGCAACTATGCCTTTCTTAAAACCCCATGAAGCTGCAAAAAGAATACCTTTCCCTACAACAGCGGCGTATGATGCAAAAGCATGGGACGGATTTGAAAAAGAAGGAAAACCAGGAGCCATATTCATTAATGTAGGTTCTGATGAACACATCAATCGTAATGTCTCAAAGGTAGATGTTTCCAAGATTAACAGCCAAAGAAAATGGAAAGATCTAGGAGACTTTGAAAAAAATAGAGCTTTCAAATGAAAACAGTCCTTGTTACCACGCCTACAGCTCCTATCTCAGAAAGAATAAGTTCTCATAGAGGAGCTCAAGGAGTAATTTATGCAGACCAGATAGCATCTGGCGGATATAAAGTAGAAATCAATTTTGCAGGAAAGATTGAGGACTATTCGAAATATGATATCGTTGCCGTGTATCATGGTAACGATTGGGGTGGATCCTTTAATATGTACGGAGGCGTAAAAGCCTATGGAAACATAGATTCTTTAATATCACTTTCACAATTTAAAGGTGAAGTATGGTCACTTGCAATTGAGTTTCCAAAGTATTCAGAAATGATTAAACCTCGTTTGGAAAAGAGTCAAGATGCTCATCCAGATTGGAAAAAAGTTGATTGGAAAAGATTATCTGAAATTGAGAATACTGCTATTCAAAAAGATACGAATCTATTCATTAAAGATTGCACAAAGATTGCATTTGGAGATTCCCATGCAATATCAATGTATCGTGGTAAATGGATGATAAACTCAGTTCCTTTTAAAACTCTTCATGGAGCATTAAAAATGGGGTTTGAGTCTTTCTTAAAATATGACCGTCAATATACTGAGATCGAAACTTACTTCGGTAATATAGATATTCGTCATCACTTGTGCCGTCAAACTGATCCTATTCAATCAACAAAAGATATTGTTTCTCGTTATATTGAAGAATGCCAAAAAATTTCAGATAAGTACGGAGCGACAATAAAGATATGGGAACCATTACCTATTGAAAACGAATCTCGTAAACTTCCAAAGACTGGATATTACGATGGAACTCCTTTCTATGGATCTTGGGAAGAAAGAAATAAAATAAGAAATCTATTCATTGAAACTTTGGATTCTAAACTTCAAAATAATAAAAAAATAAGTCTATTCAAGTGGACTAAACCCCTTATAAATTCGAAGGGCGAATTAGATTTTGAAGCAATGGAAAAGCCACAGTCAGTTCATTTATCGCGTAAATCGTATCCGCACTGGCAAGGTGAATATTGTGATTTACTTAATTCATTAGAAAATTTTTATTCTGAAACACAATAAGTTGTACATTTTTTATCATTCATCATATAGTTATTTTTATGTCTACATTACTCGAAAAACTCAAGAAGAACTCTAAGTTAGAACTTACATCGGTCCTTTCAGATTCGACCGTCTTTAATGAAAAAGATGATATCGCAACTGATGTACCAATGTTAAACGTTGCTCTTTCAGGTGACCTTGAACACGGGTTGACGAGTGGATTAACTGTTCTTGCAGGTCCCTCAAAGCACTTTAAGACTTCATTCGGTCTTATCATGGTTGCATCTTATTTAAGAAAATATCCAGATGCCGCAGTACTTTTCTATGATTCTGAATTCGGTTCTCCTTTAGACTATTGGAAGACATTCGGTATTGATACAAGTAAAGTTATTCATAGCCCGATTCGTAATATCGAAGAACTCAAGTTCGATCTCATGAATCAATTATCCAACATTGCAAAAGGCGATAAGATCATTATCTTTATCGATTCAGTTGGAAATCTTGCTTCAAAGAAAGAAATTGAAGATGCTTTAAATGAAAAGTCTGTTGCAGATATGACTCGTGCAAAAGCATTCAAGAGTTTATTCCGTATGGTCACGCCATACTTACATTTAAATGATATTCCTCTGCTTTGCGTAGGTCATACCTATAAAACTCAGGACATGTATCCAAAAGACGTTCTTTCAGGCGGTACTGGTATCTACTATAGTGCAGATACTGTATGGATTCTTGGTCGTCAACAGGACAAGGATGCAGAAGGCTTAAATGGATATAACTTCGTGATCAATGTAGACAAGAGCCGTTTTGTTCGTGAAAAGAGCAAAGTTCCAGTCTCAGTCTCATTTGCACGTGGTATTGAAAAGTATTCTGGTCTTTTGGATGCTGCATTAGAAGGTGGATTCGTAGTCAAACCAAGTATGGGTTGGTATTCAATTAAAGGTTCTCAGAAGAAGAGCCGGGAAGCTGATACATACACAAAGGAATTCTGGGATCCTGTTTTAGCATCTCAAGAATTTAAAGACTACATTCGTTCCAAGTACAAGCTTGGAATGGGCGCAGTCAATACCGATACACCTTCTATTAAAGATGACGACGAAGAGAATTAATCGAATCACTGAGGACGACTACAACTTTGTAGAGAAGCCGGATTCACTGATGTACTCAGTGAAGATTAAAAAAGGCAAGTACAAAGATGTAATCGTCACTTATGGTAAGGTTGGAATAAAAACCAATGAAGATGGCAATGGTGCTACTCTTTCATTTCAATTCGTTATTAACGAGTCTCCTAAGAAGCACAATAAGAAAAAGCTAGAGAAAACTCCAGAGTTTAAGAACTTATTAGGAGATATATTAAGTCATATTATTCAAAACGCATTGGACACGGGCAAATATAAATTAGGCTCACAAGAAAAATCAAATGGTATCGAACCTACAATTAACGATTTTACAGAAGCTGATCAATGATGAAAAGTTCTGTAGGAAAGTGCTACCCTTCATTAAAACAGAGTATTTCGAAGGCTCTCATAAAGCCGTGTATCGAATCATACTTAATTTTATCTCGAAGTATAATAAGTTACCGACATCTACTGCATTATCAATTGAGTTAGATGGGGCAGAGCTTTCTGAGGAATCGTATCCTCAGGCCGTAAAGATTGTCGAATCTTTAAACGAGAATCCAGTTGTCGAGGAAAAATGGTTAGAGGAAAATACTGAAAAATGGTGCAAGGACCGTGCAGTGTATCTAGCCATCATGGAAGCGATTCAAATTATTGATGGAAAGAGTAAAACAAAGACTCAAACCGCCATTCCTGATATTCTCCAGAAGGCTTTAAGCATTAACTTTGATAATAGTGTCGGTCATGATTACATCATCGATGCAGATGACCGGTTTGACTTCTATCATAAAGTTGAGGATCGTTTACCATTCGACCTAGAGAAATTTAATACCATCACAAAAGGAGGAGTTCCAAAGAAGACTCTTAATATTGCTCTTGCAGGAACCGGTGTCGGTAAATCACTCTTCATGTGTCATGTTGCATCTTCTGCCTTATCACAAGGAAAGAATGTCCTTTATATCACGATGGAAATGTCTGAGGAAAGGATTGCAGAACGTATCGATGCAAACCTAATGAATATTGCCATCGATCAATTAGAAACACTCCCTCGTGAGATGTTTGACAATAAGATCACAAAGATTGCAGCCAATACCACTGGAAAACTTATCATTAAAGAATATCCAACTGCTTCGGCTCATTCAGGCCATTTTAGAGCGCTCTTGAATGAATTAAAATTGAAGAAGGACTTTGCTCCAGATGTAATCTTTATTGACTATTTAAATATTTGCTCCTCAGAAAGAATACGAGGACTTAGTGGCGGCGTAAATACATACTCATTGGTAAAAGCGATCGCGGAGGAGATAAGAGGATTGGCTGTAGAGTTTGATGTTCCTATCTTCTCTGCGACGCAAACAACCAGATCTGGATTCGGTAATAGTGATGTAGAACTTACTGATACATCTGAATCATTCGGTCTTCCAGCGACTGCTGATTTAATGTTTGCTTTGATCTCAACTGAAGAACTTGAGAAGATGGGACAAATCATGGTAAAGCAATTAAAGAACCGTTACAATGATATTGTTAAAAATAAGAGATTTGTAATTGGCGTAGATCGAGCAAAAATGAAGTTATATGATGTAGAAGATAAAGCTCAAACACTCACGAAAGATAATTTAAATTCAAAATTCACTCCAAAGAAAGACCATAACTTTGCAGGATTCCAAGTAGAATAATAACTTATGAAAACTAAACAAATGACTTTTGCAGATATTTCTGAAGCATTCGAACCATACGTCGAAAAGACAATTCCAATCTTCGAATTAGAGATTCAAAATGAATTATTTAATTCATCTGATGTACTTTCGGATTTACAATCTGTACAGACTTGATATATTAAACTCAACAAATTACTACAATGGGAATGTTCGACTACTTACACGCTGAAAAGCTTCCTCTCAATGATGAGATGCGTCTGCTAGACCTTGATAAAAAGAAGTCTTGGCAACTCCAGACGAAAGACTTTGACAACGAAATGAGCAATTATGTTATCAAAAACAAGATGCTTTATGTCAAAAGATATAAGAACTCAAGATGGATAGTTCCAGAAAAAGATAAGTCGGAAAGTCCTCTTGATGATCTAGGCCATCTCGAGCACGATGGTGAATACTTAAAAAAAGTAAAATTCACAGGTGAAGTATTCGGATATGACTACACGAGAGACGTCAATGACAAGTGGGATTGCTTCAGCGAGTGGATGTTCACCTTTAATAATGGCGTACTTAAAAAAGTTAAACTTGCAGAGTTCACCGCAGAAGACAATGGTCCCAGGAAAGAATCATTAGAGAGATGGAAGAGAGATCAAGAGATCGAGAACGCGAAATGGAAGAACAAGTACTTATTCAATACCAGACCATACAGGATAGTTACAAAAAGAATCGCCAACGTTTTAATCTATATTGGACACAAATTTCAAGATTTAGCATTTACAATAACTAGATAATACACCATGGAAAAACATAAAATCAGTTCAGAACCTAAATTCGACTTTAATCCTAAGCATTATCGTCTTTTTGATTCATACAATTACCGTAGAAAGGTAAAAGCTATGACCGAGATGGTAAAAACTTGTAGAGGAATAACCGAATACCAACGTCCAGCACCGCAATTAAAGGCAAATGCCACTGCGAATGAACGTGCAAATTGGTCAGACCGTGAAAATAAAAGATTGTCCTCAGATACAATCCATTGGTTTGCTCAACCCTACGACATACACCAACGTTCCTCAAACCAAGAAAGCTAATTCATGAGTCCTGAACTCGATTCCTCACTCTGCAAGAAGTACCCAAAGATCTTCGTGAATCGAAATGGAGATCCGCGTACAACTGCTATGTGCTGGGGATTTGAGTGTGAGGAC